AGTCCATTCAGTTACTCAAGGACAAGTATGGAAATGACGTTACTACTTGCCATGTATATGAGCCAGAACATTTCAACGTTAAAGACGATGACATGGATGACGAGGATGATGAGTCCAACGATGTAGAAGGTGATGAAGCATTCTTAGATTTAATGGAAGAATTGGAAAACTTCAAGACTTGTGTTCATAATATGGTGGCACACCATGAATGATGAAAAAGATGCCGTTCTCATCAAACTAAAAGATGGCAACGAGTTCATTGTGGATAACTTCAAGAGCATGAGTGACCATTACATAGACGGCATGGTTGCATTTACAGATCGTTGCGATAATAACGAATTATGGATTTCTAAAGACCAGATAAGCTATGTCATGGCAATGCATGGACGTACGGCATTAGCTACATGTATTACGAAAAAATAGTCTCATTTAGTAAACCAAAATTTTGACTTTAATTGTGAAATATGGTTATAATTTAACTAGCAAAACGGCTGATTGCCAGAACGACTTCCCGGATTTTTGGGCATAGTAAAATACGGGAGAAAAAATCAGCAATGATTCAGATTTTGGCAAAATAGCCTTTTCTGCTAGGTCTTCAAAAGTATCAAAAATGTGACAACTGCCGTGGTTAAGCCGTTTTCATAAAATTTGTTATTTAGAGTAGTATTAAAAGTAATACTAGTGTGTAAAAGTCCTCTTATAGAGACCTCTATATAGAAAAGTTTCACACAGTAGTATCAGAAATGATACTATCCATAAAAATCGTAGATTTACGAGTATGAGGTAAACCGTAAATGGTAAACAAGAAAAAAGGTGAATTAGTAAACCAGAAGAAACCGAAGGGAAAACCGAGAGGTGGTAATTCACCGGTCATAGGAAATAACGGTCTCATGCTGAAAGAAGGAGACAATGCCAAGACTTTGATGCTGAATCGTGAATTGTTCAATATGCCTAATATCGACTATCACGACTATGAGCAGGTAAAGACTAGACTGGATGAGTATTGGGAACTCTATCAGAGATATGACATGAAGCCTACAGTCATGGGAATGGGTATGGCACTCAACATGAGCAGACAGACATTGTGGGCGGTAGCACATAATCAGCCTGTTGGTGGTAGGGGTGACTTGACTACCTTACCGACTCCGGTGTCCGACTTGATAAAAAAGAGCTATTTTTTATTGGAAAATATGTGGGAAACGTACATGAACTCAGGAAAGGTCAATCCGGTGTCTGGCATCTTCCTAGGCAAGAACAACTTTGGCTATAAGGACACTAGTGAATATGTGCTTACTCCTAACAAGCAGGTGGATGAGTACAGTCCAGAGGATATCAAGAAGAAGTACCTTACAGGGAACGACTCTAGCGACTCTAACGACTCTGGATCGGAGTAGCGACTTTCGACTTTCGACTTTGAGCCTAGCGACTATAGCGACTTTGCGACTTTCCGGAAGCCGAGCGACTTTCGACTTTGGCAGAGAAACACATATAAAAAATGAGCCTGGATGAAATAGTCCAGGTTTTTTAAGTGAGTTCCGTTGGATGATCTGCAAGTGAATTTATATCAATATTTCACAAAATAATAATTTGGCTGCATCCAAAAATTTCTATATATAAGGATATAATAATATATATATAAATATCTCACAAAAATATAATAAAAAGTATTGACAATGAAAAACGCGTAGGCTATATTATAGGCATCAAGTGAGATATATCTCACAAAAGGAGAATGTAACTATGTTTGAATATCTTAAAAAGGCAGTCAATGAACAGATGGAAGCCGAAAGAAAAGAAAGTCAGCATTTCATCGCAGCAGGATTCAAGGATCACTGGAACAAAGAAAATCAGAATGATTCAGACAAGGGAATAAAAGCATATTTGACAGAGACAAGATGGAAGCAATACCAGGATGGAACAATCACCAGACGGCAGGCGGTCAATTTTGCTAATAACAGAATGGAAAAGCAAATCGCCAAGAAACAGGAGCAAGAATACAAATTATTAGAAGCTGCCGAGAATGCGCCGGAATTGTATTATATCTCCATTTGTGTATCATATAGCAATTACGGCAGCGCTTCGGCAGAAGTTAGGACGAATTACGGAACACATTACGGCAAGGCTTGCGGGTATGGTTACGACAAGCAGAGCGCGGCAATAGCTGAAGCCATGAACCAAGACGCGGCAATTATGAAAGTATTATACCAGTTAAAAGAAAACGCACTTGCTGCCGGTATTTCGGATCATAGCAGCACCGCAATTACTGGCGTAAATAATAAATCGGTCTGCGGTTATGGTGCAGGATATAACACCATCCCATATTTCGAGGGTGGTTGCGGTTCTTCCTGCTATTGGTCAATTCTTAAAAAATGCGGGTTCAATACTTCGGAGCATTTCGGCAAGCATGACGATTTTTTCGAAGTAAAAAAGGAAGGTTTATAATATTATGAAATATTATAGAGTCAAACCTGACTTTGACAACGTAGCACGTTATAAATTAAACCGGCGCGGCGCGTGTGTCCCCGATTCTATTCTAATTGGAAATGAATTATATACGTCGGTAGAACGTTCTAAAATAGCAAACAGGCGGCAAATGTTCGACGTTGTGAACATCCCGAAAAACAAAACGTTTGTTTGTTTCGGTGCACGTTTTGAAATGAAAGAAGGTTTATAATATTATGATGTTAATTTCATCCAGGGGGGCAGATCGTGAATAATTTACAAATTGGAAAATATACGCGGATCAGTAAAGCAACCGCGCGGAAAATGTATAATGCAGGTATGCGGGTATACTTGGACGCGTGCAATCTCAACCCGTGCGGTACCATGGGCGCGGTGTTGGTAGATATTCGCGGGGAGTGTTCCCGCGGGTTTGATTCCCTTGTAAATGAATTTACCGCCTTGAATTGCATCAATTCAGAAACGGGCAAATATATAGCATACTATGCGGAAAATTTCGAACGTGAATATATTCATTTTTCATTTACTGATGGATCAAACCCGTATATATACCACGGCAGCATTCTTGATTGTCTGAAGGAATTAGAACGATGGAAACGGCACTATATAATAAAGCTAGATCATGGCCATAATATGTATTTGCTGACAGGTGCGAGGGGGTAACGTGATTATATTATGTCTGATCCTGTTCCCGTTCATGGTATATGCTAGCCTATTAAAAAATAACAAATAAAGCCGCCTACATTATAGGCGGTTTTTATTGCGTTCTAGGCGTTCCAGTGTAACAGGCTACCACATGCCAACATCAAGCGGCAGCACGTAACCACGGCAAACAATACCGGCAGGCGTGCATATATTCCAGGGGATGCAAGTATTTTTTTATTATTTGCATTTTCTTTTTGTGGTTTATGTATAATCAAATCTTGATTTTATGCAAATATGCCGGATCGTGCAGCCGTTGGAGGGTACCGGTGGGGGATTTTGACGGGGTAGCCAGGCAGCCGCAAGGAGTAGCTTGAGTACCCGAAAATTTCAAAAAGTAAAAAAGATATATAAAAATGTTAGAAATACCTATACAAAATAAATAAACGTGCTATATTATGTGTAAAGGAGATATACATATGTTAGCTAACAAGATTATCAAGATGCTCTTAGTCCAGACGAACACCAAGCAGACAGAGATGAGTGATAAGCTGGGAATCGAACGCATCACATTCACAAAGAGGATGACTCAGAAGAATATGAGTGTACTGATCCTGAATGAGATGTTGGATATCTTAGGCTATAAACTAGTGGCAGTTCCAAAGGATAAGCAGCTTTTAGACCAGGAATATCTGGTTGAAGCCGAAAAAGAGACCAAGAAATAATTATGAAAAAAGCGGGAAGTCAGTTTTCAAAATAGCCCGAAAAATGAAAAAGAGTGTCGAAAAAGGCTTTATATAAAGCTGAAAATTAAAATAGTATCATTTCTAATACTAGTGTGTGAAACTTCTCTTATATACGCGCGTATTAGCAAAAGTTATACACAGTAGTATCACTTTTAATACTACTTATGGAAAAGAGGTGCTGAAATGAATCCAGTAGAAGCAGTGAACACGGTCAGAGAAGCCGAGGAAATGTCAGTAAAGGAACTGGCAGAATATTCCGGTGCCTGTACCAGAGAGAGCCTGTTCAGGATATTGTCATATGAGAACAAGGATATGAAGGTAAGCACTCTGGTGAACCTGATGGAAACGATGGGATATCAGATTGTGGCACAGAATGTAGAGAATCCAGACAGAGAGGATATCGTAATAGACAATGGCTAATTGGTCATGTTAGAAATTCGACCAACATCTAAGTACACAGAGCGTGTAGCCACTCAGTTGTTCGGGATGGAAAATCCGCTTTTATCCACATAGTACGAGAAAACGTAGTGCCAACTGTGGTAGGAGGTATACATCCATAACAGTATGCTTTGATGGAACGCTACATTAAAATAAGAAATCCATCCGTTTACCTGCGTACGTGAACCGTAAGGCGTGGCGAAAAGCCGAGACAGTACGATAACCTGTCATCATATCGGTGAATAGTTCAATGGCAGAATAGACAGGCGCGCATAAATACTGTAACTGTAAGATTATAGGTTCGATTCCTATACCACCGACAAATTTAGGAGGTGCCGTATGACACGAGCAATAGGTTATGTTAGAGTTTCCACCGAAGAACAGTTCGGTGATGACAAATATGGAGTAGAATCTCAGAAACAGGCAATTCTTGATTATGCTGCCGAGAATGGCTACGAGATCATTGACTGGAAAATGGATATTATCAGTGGTGCTAAGGATGATAGACCGGAATTAGACCGATTATTGTATCATCCAGAAGAATTACCGTTTCACAAGGCAATCATCGTCTTCAAAAATGACCGTGTTGCAAGAGATTTGAAATTATACTTCTATTACTTCTACACTTTGGAAAAGCGGAATGTTAAACTGCTTAGTACAGAGGAACACTTTGCAGAAGGTGATGAATTTGCTAATATCTACCGGTCACTGCTGATGTTCGTAGCAGAGCAGGAACGTAAGAATATCAATCTCAGAACCGGCAGAGGTAGGATGATGAAGGCTCAGTGCGGAGGTTATTCCGGCGGCAGAGCAGCATACGGTTATAAAGTCGTAGATAGCAAGCTGATTGTCGATGAAACAGAGAAAAAGGTAGTCCAGTTCGTCTTTGCGGAGCATCTGGATCATAAGTCCATGACAGATATTGCAGACATGTTGTATGATAACGGATATAGAACACGTAAAGGTGGCAGATTCCAGGTATCTACAATCAAGAGCATACTAAGCCACGAAGAATTCTACCGTGGAAAGTACAAATACGGAAAAGTGGATTGGGTAAATGGAATACAGGATCCTATTTTGGGGGAGAATCTATGAAAAAGGTTATTGTTATAGCTATGTCGGTGCTGATGATGAGCCTGACTGCATGTAGTTCTGGTTCAAGCAGTGCTACTAACACCGCTGAAACATCAAAAAATGAGAATTCTGTATACTCAGATGACATGATTGACATTTATTACGTAAAAATGTCTGAAGAATTGACTGGTAACTATTTTATTACCATCAAAGTCAAAAATAAGACCGATAAACATATAACGGTGCTTCCTACAGACAGTTATATCAATGATTCAGCAGTCACATTAGGCTCTGGCGTTCCTACAGAAATGGATGCCGGAAAAGATAAGACAAATGCTCTGTTTGGAGCATATAAGAATGCAGGAATTGAAAGTTTCGATGCAATTACGAAGGTAGAAACCAAGTTCTCTGTCATGGATGAAAACATGACGGAGTTGGAAACAACTCCTGTAGTAACATTCACGAAGTAACCAAGTAATAGGCACATGTTTGTGCGAGACATTGTTCTCAAACACTCATGTGCTTTTTATTTGGAGGTCTATGGATATATTAGCGAAGATATTATCGAATATCTTAGAAAAGATACACAAAGATAGATTTCATATAGCTGCTTATTGGGATCTCTACTACATGTGCTTGGAAGCCATGAAGACTGACACCAAATTAGGTGTCAAATATCTTGTAATAGAATCAGGTGCCGTCGAATATGCGATTCGTCATATGGATAGTGACGATATCAGAGAATTCTATGTGCTTCATAAGAAGGTTCTTCTGGCGGCAGCACCGTATCATTTTGAAAGCTATCTGCTTTATGTCGAATGGGATAGAGAGACTGATAAGAAGTTCTATCCACCTAGAAGACAAGCGTTGCGAGAGGTGGTGCAGTCATTACAGGATTTGGCTGATGACGTACTGGATCTGTTGTGTATTTCTCTACCGCCTGGTGTTGGCAAGACCACTTTAGCTATTTTCTATCTCACATGGATGGCAGGCAGGGTTCCTGATAAACCAATGCTTACCGCATCGCATAGTAACGATTTCATTCGTGGTACATACGATGAGTGCCTGAGAATATTTCAACCTGATGGTGATTACCTATGGCATGACGTATTTCCTACGGTTCAGATATCAGGTACGAATGCAAAGGACTGCCGTATTGATCTTGGAAAAAGAAAGAGATTCCAGACACTTGAATTTACTTCCATTGGATCCGGTAATGCCGGTCTTTATCGTGCTGCAACACTGTTGTACTGCGATGACCTCGTGTCTGGTATCGAAGTTGCATTGTCAAAAGATCGTTTGGATAAATTGTGGGGTACCTATACAACTGACTTGAGACAGAGAAAAATAGGTAACTGTAAGGAATTGCATATTGCTACCAGATGGTCGGTTCACGATATCATCGGAAGACTGGAACGTAAATATGGTGATTTGCCGAAGTCTAAGTTCATTGTCGTTCCTGCTTTGAATGAAAAGGATGAGAGTAATTTCGATTATCCGTTCGGTGTAGGATTCACTACAGAGTTCTATCGCAATCAAAGAGATATCATGGATGATGCATCATGGCGTGCATTGTATATGAACGAACCTATCGAAAGAGAAGGTCTATTATATCATCCAGAAGAATTGAGAAGATATTTCGAATTGCCGGATGCTAAAAAGAATCCGCCGGATGCCATTATAGGAGTATGCGATACGAAGGATAAAGGTAAGGATTTTGCAGTATTGCCGGTAGCTTTTGTGTACGGAAATGACTACTACATTGAAGATGTGATATGCAATAACGGATTGCCGGAGGTTGTGGATGGTCTTCTGATTGACATTCTGCTGCGTAATAAAGTACAGATGTGCCGATTCGAGAGTAACTCTGCTGGTGGTAGAGTAGCTGAGAAGATTCAGGAAAAGGTAAAAGAAAAAGGCGGTATCACTCATATCACAACGAAGTTCACTTCGGAGAACAAGGAAACAAAAATCATCGTCAATTCAGCTTGGGTAAAA